AGTTATCTATCGGCTCGTAGCCGTTGTGCTGATGCCACGCCTTAACCCGTGCCGGGAGGCCAGAAACGCCCTCGCCAGCGATGTACAGAACCCGCCCTGGACTAGTAGTGTGATCGTTCCAATCGCGTCCGGCAGCGACGTGCAGGGCAAAATCCAGCGCCAAAAACGTCTTGCCTTCGCCGGGAGGCGCATACAGTACAGTCAGCTCTCGCTCTGCGATCACGCCATCGATCAACCACTTTGCCGGCGGCATAGCGTACAAATCCGCGATTGAGAGCACTTCATAACTGAGTGGGATGCCCGAATCTTCGTCAGATTCAAAATCAAGCTCTATTTCGACAGTGTTTTCGTCGACATATTCGGCTCGTTCCATTAATTCGACGTAATCGTGCGTCTTTAGAAAATCCGCAGCGTCGTATTTATCGCCAAATTCCCGGAAATGAATGAGCTGGATGCTATCGGTAAATGGGCGCAGCGACTCGATAACCTTGCGCGCGTGCGCTCGCCCTTTGGCATCGTTATCCTCAAATACGTAGCAAGTGCGATCGCGCAATCTCATCGAATGGATTTCGCCCCATTGACCGCCGCCGCCGCTGTTCGTAGTAGCCAGCACACCCATCTCAGCGATCAATGCTTCGCAGCACTTTTCGCCCTCGAGGATATGCACCGGCTCATCCGGCCTCGAGGCGATCTCATGCAATCGGTAGGGCAGGGGATCAATGCCCTTGCCTTTAATACCCGGTTTGCCAGCGGCATCGAATTGCTTGAATCGCTTGTTACCGCGCGCACTTTCTTCGCGTGCAACCTGATAGCGGATGACGCCATCCTCATCGGTGTAAAAGTAGCGCGCTACTTCCTTGAACGTTTCAGGCCTTGGCGGTACAGGCTGCAATCGACACCCATGCTCATCGAGCTGTTCATGGATAGGGCGACCATCGCCGTGGAGTTGCAGCAGGCTGATCGCGTTGCCGCCTTTCTCCAGCTCGTAATCGTAAAACTGACCATTGTCGACGGTTAAGCGCTTCGATCCATGTGTGCCCCAACGGTACTCGTTGCCATTCACTTGGCTTGGATCTCCAAACAAGGCGAGGCATATTTTCAGCATCGCGTCGCCGGAAATATCGTGTTCTCGCTCGCTCATCATCGGAAAACCCCACGCTGGCGGGTAAGGGGCGAGGGGTTAGGTATGACCCCGCCAGCGTGAGGGGTAACTGTTACCATGATGCGGCAGCGCCCGCAGACTCCAGATCATCATCGCGCAGCAGTTCGGTAGGGCGATCAACCCATCCGACAATCGACCATTTTGGAATTGACGTGTTGCCTTTGCCCATCGCGGCTTTTTCTGCGCCTTCCCACTTCAATTCGGCCAGCTTGTTGCCTTCACGATTGCTGGCCATGTCTTCATAAAGGGCATCAAATCCAATCAGCGAGCCTTTTTGACTTGATTCCCAGATCTTGCGCTCACCGTCTAGGCTAAACTCAACCGTAAAGGCCATTTTCCAATCCTTACCGGGTGAGGGCAGTTTTTGCCCAACCGTTTCACCAAAAGTTTTCTCAGGCGCGCCGTTGCCTTCTGGCCATAACATCCAGCCAGTGCGCACAGAATCGAGGTCGCAAATGATTTTTGCCTTGCCCATATCAAACTCGACGCCTTTTTCATCCCACACGCGCGCTTGCGCTTGAAACTTAATGAATAAAGAACCGCCGCTGTCATCACCCGCTAAACCTAATATCGACATAATTTTTCCTTTAATTTTGAGTTTTTCTAGTAAGGCTCGACGTTGCGAACAACGTAACACCACGTCTCAAACGACGTTGTACAAACCTGATCGTTTGTCTCGCCGAGACCTTTATTCAGTATGTGCAGCGGAAAAACGCAACGGATTGGTCGCCGATCGAACTTGTAAATCAATACGGGATTGGTGCCGCGCGCCGCGTTGCAGGTCTGCGTCCACCACTCCGGACGGTGCAGAAAGCTGCTGTTATCGGCGTACCGCTTGCATTCGATTGTCCAGCCATCAAGTCCAATGAGGTCGCCGTGTAGCGATTCTCTATACTGATCGAGATCTCGCCGCACTGTGATGCCCAAATGTTCATAGATTAGATTGGCGATTTCTCGCTCAAATCCTGCGCCTTTGGCGCGACTGTCAACCATAGCTTTTGGCCAATGTGTTGATTCTTCTGTGATCGGCATACAAACACCGAAACACCCCTACGCTTGTGGAACGGTATTTGTTCAGTTATTCTCGGTCAAGGGTGTAATTATGTAGTTTGGTGTTTATATCTTGAAAATTATCAAATATTAATTATAAAGGTCATATAGGAGGGGGGTTAGCGTGAAAACGATCGTATATTACCGCGATCGGACAGGCGGCAAGGGCTTGCAATATCAGCAAGAATTGGCGGCTGAATGGTGTGATTCGCGGGGCTACAAAATAGCGGGGCAGGTCATAGAAAGCGAAAAAGGGCGCAAAAGAAGCAAACGCCCGGAACTCGAGCGCGCGCTGCGGCTGGCACAATTGGCTAAAGCAATTTTGTTCATTCCGACATTTGGCCAAATGAGCCGGAATGCCGACGTGATTGGCAAGATGATAAAACACGGAATCGAGGTATGTACGCCGGACGTGGCGTCGTTGGCAGAGCCGGGCAAAACCCGCGAGGTGCTCAAGGTGATGGCCAGCGTGGCCGAGTTTGAGGTGACTGAAACTAAGGCGCGCGCCCAAAAGGCGTATGACAAGATCCAGAACGAAATTAAGCGCACTGGGAAGCACGTCACCAAAAAAGGCAAGGTAATTACCACGCTTGGGAATGTCAAAACGACTAAATTGGCAGCGGCAGAAGCAACAAAAGCGCGGGCTGCGCAGAAACAGGATTATATTGTTGAAATTTTGCCTGTTATGCAGGGGTTATATGACCGTGGCTGCCGCAGCTCCGGCGATTTTGCCAAAAGTTTGACTGCTAAAAAGATAGTCAGTCCTCGCGGGCGCACGCAATGGACCGCCAGCATGGCGCGCAACATTATGGACAATTGCAACATCAAACCGCGCTCGAGCGTTAGAAACAAAATAGCGCAGTCTGACATTGTATCCGAAGATGTAGTTGACCTAATTAATCAAAATGGGTTAAAAACAGCACAAGATATAGTTGCAGCGCATCCAGAAATGGGCATTTCGATGATATCTCGAAAATTTGGCCTGCCATATGGGGAGATCGCAAAAGCTAAGGATGACCATGCCACGGACAACGACTGAGTTTAAATATCCGGGCAAAAGCGTTCGGATTACCGTACCGCTGGCCAATGACGAGCACATTGCGACGGCAGCGACTGAGCTGCGCGCATTGGCAGATAAACTAACATTGATAAACAATCAAAGCGGGAGGATAAGCGAGCGCGTGATGCACGCGCAGTGGGAAGTGCAAAGTACGGCGATCAAACTCCGTGAAGGGGTAAGAACGCTCAAACACTACAAAACGATCCGATAAGGACGAGGGTAAGATATGAACGCAAAAGGTATGGGAACGCCCAATTTAACAAGCTATCGCCGATTTGAAACTAGGCATAATAAATATTGCGGTAACACCGCAGGACGTGTTTATTGTGATCCAATCATTTCGGAGGGGAAACAAACACCGCAGATAACGGAATTTGCAAAGACAATCGGCGAGATTGCAGTGGTGACACTGTGCAGCGCGTCGATGGTTTTCTCATTCTACATGATATATGCACTGAAAACAGGGGCGATATCATGGTAGGAAAAGTAACCCCAAACCACATGGCTTCGGCCTCTATCATCGCGGCCATCCTTGGCCAAGACAAGTACAAAACTCCCAACGATTGCCTGCGATCGTGCATTAACGCGAGCAACGGCATCGCGCCGCCCGATTATGTGCAAAGCAAGCAAGCCGCTTTTGGCGACCGTATAGAAGGGTTTCTAGCGCAAGCTGCGTGCGAAACCATCGGCGGCAGCAAGCTGAAGCTCGATTATGACGAGCCATTTTTTCACAAACTGTTAGCGCTTGCGTGCTCGCTTGATGCCACTTGCTTCGCCGATACTGTTGTCGAGCACAATCCCGAGAAGGGTATTTATGTGTTCACGCCTAGCAAAAAAATCACGCTGCGAGGCACTGGCGTTATTGAGTGCAAGAATACCAGCGTGAAGCCGGGCGACGGTCCTGCACCGTATCGAGGGCCGTTGCAGCTCCAAGCGCAAATGATGTGTACCTCGCTGAAGTGGGGCGTGGTGGCGACCTTATACGGCGGATACGATCTTAGGTTGTATTTTTACGATAACGACCCTTCGGTGCAGACAATAATTGCAAACAGGGTGCGCGACTTTGACCGCCGCATAACTGAGCAAGATTTTTATGCGCCTGAATCGTCCGACGACGCAAACACTATCTGGCCTGAGCCGCTAAATTTCGACGCCAAACCGCTGGCAGATTTTGGTGAGGATATCGATGATATCTGCGAAGAAATCGCTGACGCCAAGCGCGTAAAAAAGGCTATGGACGCGAAAATTGATGCTTGTCAAAATTTGCTCAAAATAGCGCTTGGCGATCACGTCGCCGGAGTTGGCGAGCGTTACCAGCTTGAGTGGCCAATGACCAACGGACGTGCGGAAAAAACCGTCGTTTATGCTGGGAAAGATCCAGAGCGTGCAAAGTCTGTGCGAATCAAACTAATTAAAGAGGCAAGCCAAAATGTTGCATGATGTGACCCCGCGCCAGCACGATCTGCTGGAATTTGTGAAACGATTTGCGCTCGAGAACGGCAAAAATCCAAGTCAAAACGAAATAGCGCGTGGCATAAAAACCACGCAAAATTCGGTTTATAAAATGATGCAGCTTTTGCAGGATAGGGGGGTTATCTTCCGCGATCAGTTGTGGGCGCGACAATATGAAGTTGTCAGCGAATATAAATTAAAAGATAAATACTGATAATAATATTGTAGATAATAAATCACCCCGCTCCGGCGGGGTTTTTTATGCCTGTTGATAAACTCCGGTGCGGATCATTTCTGCAATCTCTTGCGCTCGATTACCGACCTGAGTTGCCCAACGCGAGTCGAGCAATTCAACCTTGGCCGTGTCCCAGTCGCTCACTTCGATCGCCGCCAGCGCTTTTTTAAATCCAAGTAATCTGGTTAGCCCTAAGTTAAAGCAAAGGTCGATCAACGCTTCTTTGCGCACATCATCAAGCGAGCCAAACCACGGCAGCGATCGCGTCAGTTCTTTGATACAGCGCACGATATCGTTGTCGAGTAAATAATCGATCTCATCGTCGCTAAGTCCAAGCGATCCCTCCGCAATGCAGCGGCCAACGCCAATCGTTTCAAGTCCGAGGTGGTCTTTGTAACAGTGAGTTTCGACGCCCTCATGACGCTTAATCATGTCGCGCAATCTGTTCATTTTCAGCCCTTATGATCGTGGCTTGCGCCGTAATAAAACGAAATGATCGAGCTGACAATGCCGCCCAGATATCCAAGCACCAAGCTGACGATCGTGTCGCTGTTTGCGTCCGGCGGCAGGATAGTGACCAGCGCGATATAGCCACCAAAAAACAGCACGCAACAGACTGCGATGAATTTGGGCGTCCAATCCCCGGAGCTGGAATACGCTTGCCGCGCGTTTTGAACGTCGGCGGTTTCTAGTGCAAAAACGTCCACCTCGAGCTGCTGCATTTGCACTTGGAAATCTAACTCGGCCTTTTTTAGCTCGGCAAGTTGCTCGGGCGTTGCTGCTTTGACCGCACGCTCAATCGCTTTTGGTTCATTCGGCACACCAAGCACGTTGGCAATGACAGACCCGGCAGCGCCCCCAACTGGACCGCCTAAAGCTGCACCGATCGTCGGGGCAACAGACCCCAGGAGGGTTTTGATATCATTGAATTTCATTTTTTGTCGTCCTTGTCCTTGAGGTTATTGAACAAATTAAACAGCACCTCGACCTTTGACTTTAACGTTTCAACGTCGCCAATTAGACGCGAGATCGTGTAAATCAGAAGAGTCACACCAACCAAAGGTGCCCACAATTGCGACAGCAACTCGACAGAATCCATTTACTTAACCTCGGTCAACTTTTCGTTATAAAGGGTATATAGCCTCTCGATCTTTTGTTCTGCCGTTGCCGACTGCGCCTCGATAACTCCGAGCGTTACTTTTATTTCGTTGATGCTGGCTTGCAGATCTCGCAAATCTTTTGTGTGCTCTTTGTTCTGCGCCTCTATGCTGTCGAGCCGGGAATTTTGTTGCACGTCAGCAGCAAGCAATCCCTCTTTCGGCCAAGTAACCCTAAAATTGCTGTTCATGTCGATTTCAGATTGCTGCATCAGCAGCTCGTGAGAATGCTGGGTAATTTCCTGATTCATAGTCACATACGCTGTCGACGCGATCACCAGACCGAACGCTATCGCCACCAAATTGCGCAAGGGTAGGGTGATGAGACTGTCGTCTGACACCGATAATTCACTCACTCTTGCCACGCCATTTCATGACCAACGGATCTTGCCAAATCCGCAAGCTCATCCAAACGATTGTCAGCAAACTCGCAACTGGCGGTAGCCAGCCGGCGAGGGTAGATACCGCTGCGCCGACCGATAGCCAATCGAGCGCTTGTTTAGCTGAATCTTCCACGGTATTACCCTCCTGTCTATTTAGTGCGCTTCGACTTCAACGGGCTCAAACTCTGCCGGCGCTTGCTCGCCGTTTTGCTCAGATGCTTCGTTTTGTGCCTGCTGCTGTTGCTGTTGATACAAAGACAACTGTGCCTCGAGATCCGCGATGCGAATGGCTTGCTGCGCGTTTTGCTTCGCAAGGCTGTCGATCTTGGCTAAGGTCACGTATTGTTCTGCGGTTAATTCTTGTTGGTTGCTCATTGTTTCTCTCATGTAATGTAGGAACGTAAATTCTAAATAAATCTATTTAGTTTTGAGGGTGTTGTTTAGATTTAGCAGATCAGCTCGACTGTGTAATTGTTACCGCTGACAATGTTTTGAGTGGACCCAGTGTTCCAAGCAAACGTCGTCCAATAAGGGCTAATAGTTTGTGCTGAAAATGTGGAGTCCTCTCGGTAAAACGCGGTCGTTCCAACTTTTAACTTGTACCATTGGCTATTAACCCCCAGTGGTGTGCTACCTGTTCCGCTGGTTGTCTTAATTAGCAAGGTCAAAGTGTAAGATGACGACGCTTGATCATAAGTGTCAAAAACGCCATAGATTAATTTGCCTTGATAAAAATTTATAATGTCGGTAATCGTTTGGGTGTTTATAGATCCGCAGAAAGCAATGTGATAACCCCTAATCGTAAAACTTGCAGGAGCCGCTGCGGTGTAGGTGCCAGCAGTGATTGTCGCGCCGTGGCTATACTTCTCTGCATCGTGTAGCCAGCTTAATTTGAACGCTCCACTGACCGGAGGCACGTTTCTGGTTGCCCCGTAGAAGTCGCTAAACTTGGTTGGCGTTCTGCGCTCCAAAGTTGTGCCTTCAGTATTTACGTTAGTGCTGCTACCTAAAAACTCAACGGTATAGGTTGTGTTATTTGCCAAGGTGCTGCCAGCAGCGTCTGACCATCGGGTTGTATTTGCGCTACTGTCATAAGCGTAGTTATTCAAAGTAATCGTTAAAGCAGACCCGCCAGATGGCGTTAATCGCATACCTGTTATGCTGCTGTTGTCCAAATGACCTGAAAATATAATTGTGGTAAAGCCAAAATAATACGCCACAGTATTGATAGCAGGATTTGATCCGATGCTGTCGCTCGTTGTAGGCGACATGCTGCCAACGCTTAGGCTTGCAAAATACCCAACAAACCCTGATGACGTTGTGCCTGTCACCATCGTGTGGGTGGCTACCACTCCCATGATTTACGCTCCGGTCTCAGCTAACATTTTGAGTCATTTCCATCATTTGAATGGCGGCTTCCATATCCTGTTCAACGGTGGTTTTTAGCCTCGTTTCTATATAAAGCTCTTGCCCATCGTTACAGGTGTGATTGAAGCAAATCCAATCATCTCTCATTGTGTAATCAGTCATCAGTCCAAACCGCCGCGCAGATGTCTTGCACCATTTGCAGTTGTCCAGATACATCCGTTGGGTTACCGTCATCGTCATATCTGTTTAAGTAGGTGACATGAGTCGATACTGCTGGCAATTCGGCATCATCTGCATCGTCAAAGGTAATTTCCGTCACAATCATCAGCCGTGGGTTACCTTGGTTTGTTGTACGTTCTGCACTTGGGTCTAATGCAGGATAAGTCTCGCATCGCTGTAAAACTTCGGTTTTAGTGATAGCCATTTATTTCTCCAAAAGGGTTTTAATCAAGGATTTAAGTTCGTCAATTTCTGCTTGTTGTTGCTTCGCGTTTTCAATGAGATACCCAACTAGGTTGCCATATGCGACAGACTTGGTACCCATCTCATCATCGGCTGTATGCACCAATTCGCTTGCGATAAGCTCCAACTCTTGAGCAATTACGCCCGATCCAGTTTTGCCATCTTTAGTGAAAGACACGCCGCGCATCTGCAACACTTTTGAGCCGTCCAGCGTTTGGATGTTTTCTTTTAGGCGCTCATCGGAATAGGCTGTGACGTTGCCGGTTGCTGTAAAGTCTCCCGCGTTTGTCATCGTAAATTTTGTAACACTAGCAAATTGAAATAAAATGTTAGCGCCAGCATAAAGATGGTTCAGAGCGTAATGATTATCATCCGTCAATCCAATCGTAGATTCTATGATTGTATTGTCTTGCGAAAATTTAATAATCGCATTGCCATCTTCGCCAACATTGTCATAGTCAGCTCTTATCAAGATAGCGGCTTCATTTATGTTCTTGATCTCCAGCATGTAGCCAGAGGTGACGGACGCAGTGCCTATTCCTACTGATGCTAGGTTTATTGCGTTTCGACTGGAGTCTATTACTGTGGTCCCGTTTGTTTGATACCCTCCAACCGCATTAAGAACCCCAGAACTATTGAGGTCCATTTTTTGAGAGCCTGACACTTCCCATTTAAAATCAGTTGTGGAGTGGCTTCGGAGTGTCCCGCTACTACCTATACCTCTCACATAAATTCCAGAATTACCTGTTCCGATATTTGACAGATATGCAAAACCGTCCGATCTATTTAAAGAAAAGTTACCTGTTGAGGTTATAGCTCCGCTCGCAATAGTTCCAATGTTGGTCATGTTGCCCGATGAATCCATGACCAAATCTGCGTTGCCCGCCGCCGATCCTTTTATAGCGAGAGTGTCAAACTGTAATTGGCCGTCTACCACAAAAGCCATGGCTTCGGTGCTACTGACTACAAACGCCGCGCCTTTTCCATAAGATAGAGTATTGATGTGAAAAAACTGCAAGTAACCTTGCTGCCCCGTGCCGTTTATAGTTTGATCACTAAAACGAATGCCTGCCCCAGTAGCAGATCCGTTATTGACAACTAATCCGTCTGTGTCTCCTGAAGTCACGGAAAGTTTTGCGGTGTTTAACAGTCCAGAGTTACTCAGACTCATGCGTACGTTTACGCCTTGATCTGCAATTTTTAAAAGGTTTGTACTATCATGTCCTATCAAGACCCCGTATGTTCCGCTGTCGCTATCCTGAAGATCTAACCATGCGTCGGCATCTTCAGATACAAATCTTGCAACTACGTTTTGAGTTCCTGAATTAAAATACCCCGCAAGACCAGCCGCAATATCTACACTTAATTCGCCTGTGGATGTGATTGCACCACTAGAGATAGTTCCTGCAAAGGTGGCGTTTTGTGAGCTATCTAGCGTGAGCGCGTCATTGTTATTTCCTGTCGCAAACACTAAGTTTTGATTTGCAGGATAATATTGGATTGAACACTCTACATCATCATCTACATCACCAAATAAAATTTGGATGTTTTGGTCTGCGTCACACTTAAACTGTTGGAATACTCTGTCACCTGCTCTCTGTATTCTTAGCATAGAATCTGAGTTGAAACTGTCACCAGAATCTTGACCTATTAAAACGTTTCCAGATGCTGTAATGCTTCCGCTACTTGTAATAGCACCACTAGAGATAGTGCCAACGCCGGTAAGATTGTTGGATTTTAAATCTAATTGAGAAGGCGTAAATTCGTACTCCAAAACACCGGATAACGAAACGCCTATTTCGTTTGCACCACTGTCCCAGAATCCTGAATCAACGTCGCCAACTTGAATCGCGGGCGTTCCTTCAGATCCAAGTCCAGTTTTAAGGCGGCTTACAGTTGCCAAACCGCTTGCAGTAATGTCTCCAATGTTGGTCAGGTTGCGACTTGTGTCTATTACTGCGGTGCTGCCCATTATCAGGCGGCCAGTTTTGATCCAAGTATCGCCTGTGTAATCAACCCTGAATCTCTCGGATAAACCGGTGGCCGCTCCGCTGACGGTTGTGGCGTTGTTTGTGTACACCACAAACGCACCAGAACCTTCTTTTATCTGGCTATCAGCATCACCATTCTGACCAACCTCTGCACCAAATCTTACTTGCGGCGTTTCGTTTGTATTATCGTCCTCAAAGCTGAAGTCAATAAAAGACTTCTGCTGTGCAATATCAGAACCAGTGTCATGGTGCAGTGTCAACAAGGTCGCATCGCCAGTGTTTATCACTGTACTAGATATTGTTCCAACTGCCACCAAGTCGTTGGACTTCATGTCAAGTTGAGTCGTCGTAAATTGATACTCTAAAACCCCGCCAAGCGCGAGGCCAACCATATTCCCACCGGCATCATAGAACCCTGAATCAGTGTCGCCGACTTTGATTGCAGGGCTTGCAGCAGATCCTTGGCCGGACAAAAAAAAGCCGCTAGTAATGAGGCCAGTCGTACTTATATCACCTTCAATCGTGACGTTGCCTGATAGGTCTTGTTGGAAAGCGTCAGCGTTACCAGCAGGCCCGATATTAAAAATGCCGTCTTCGTTCTTCCAAATCCTGTGGCTTGTAACAGAGCTACTCGTTATAGTTATGCCATCGCTAAGAGTGTCGCCACTTTGACGTATATGAAACACTCCTGATGAAGCTACACCTGTGCCACCATCAACAATTACCGTTCCATTTGCTGTTAAACCACCGGCCAAGATAGCAAGCCCACTAGGTTCAACAACTAGCAAAGCGGTTGATCCGCTGCCTTGACCTCCAATATCTCCACCAGTTGAGGTTGTAGATGTTCGCAGCTCAAACTTACCAGCATTAGCCGATGCTGTTGATGGCGCGTTATGCAACCAGTAATGACGATAGGCTGGCCCAGTCGCATTTACGTTGGACATGACTATATTACTTGCCCAATCTCCTCCATCTTCTGCTATTACCTGTATCTGTCCCTCTGTTGCTTCCACAATAAAGTCTGCATTGCTGCTGGTTACGGCGCTGCTAACGGTAGAAGGCTTAACTTTTGTGCTTCCGGTCAGAGTCCCACCGGCTAAGGGCAAGTGACCAATTTGAGAGTAGTCATAACCTGTTTCCCATTGCAAAGAATTAGAGGCAGCGCCATCAGCAAAGATCGTTCCAGTAATTAGTAGGTTGCCGTTGTTTACAAATGCGGCAATTGTTTGCGAGCCGCCGGTGTCTATGTTTACCGCAGTAGAATCAACGTCAGAGTAAAGTCTAAACGCGGTCGAGGCTGACCCCCCAGAAGTGTCTTGCAAGTAGACTCCTGCGACACCGCCAGCAGACCTTAAATAAATACTTGAATCAGATATTAAATCGCCAGTGAGCGATAGATCTTTAACAGGATGACTAAACTCAAACGTATCGCTTGCCGTCTTCCACAAGATAGACGCATCTGTGCTTGCATCAACCGCATCTTGAATAATTATTCCTGCGTTATTTGCGGTGGAAGAACTATCGCCCGTGGAAAAGTTGAGCGTTATGTCCTTGTCGGCTACCGTCAAGTCTGCAACGTTTATGGTGGTAGTCGTCCCTTGGACTGTCAGGTCCCCTGTTACAACTAGATCCCCGGAAACAGTACCGCCGCCAGTCGGCACAGAAGGCGTACCATTTGCAAAAACATTTGCGGCACTCTCAACAAAATTTACCGCTGACGATCTTAATTCGTATAAGCGATTTGATGTTGACTGACCAGCAGCAGACGGTGATCCCGATCCCGCTATGGTAGATGACAATTTAACTTTGTGAACGCCAGCCGGTAGGTTTGTGAAAGTGTGGCTTGTTACAACGTAGGCGGTCGCGCCGTAGGTGTTAGTATTTGCGATGTATTCTAATGCGCCGCCAGCGTCCATTAAAATCGATCGATATTCCTGAATACCGCCAGCTATATATACCGCCGTGACGTATATTTCTGTGCTGCTAGGAGTCGAATCAGTGCTGGTAAAAGTGATCGGCTTGGTTGCTGCGGTGCTATACGAGCCACCATCAGTTTGTAAGCTGTAAATTATATTAAGAGTCGAGTTCGTAATGTCTGACTTTGCCGCAGCTTCAGTTGCTCCAGACCCGTAAAAATAAAGAGTGCCTACCGAGTTGTCGTATATAGCGAATTTGGTTTCAAGCGTTACCGTTGCAGTTTGATCTAGCGTCAGCGTCATTTCGCCGCCATCGCCTGACAAAACACCACTTACTTTATCGACCGCCGTTCCTGAAGTGAGCGATATCCCAGCCAGCGCAGCAGCGCCGAGTCCGTCTTGATTAAGCAGAATGTTTCCAGAAGCATCAAAAACTGTAATATTTTTGGCAAAAACAGAACCATCAGGCTTAACTTGGAATGGCGCATTTTCACTTTCTGCCTCTGCGGCTCCGCTAAAAATTCTATAAGTTGCGTCGGTTCCTCCGTCGACGACAGTTGTTGCATCGCCAGATCCAGCGATAAACTTTGAGTCAGTGCTAACGTCTCCAGTGAACGCGCCAGCACTAGCGTTTACAGTTCCAGTAAAGGTTCCACTCGTTGCAGTAATGTCTCCGGTAACGGCCAAATTGGTGCCGTCAAAGGTCAGCGCCTCGTTGCTCGAGTTGCCTATGCTGAATTTATAGGCGCTTGAATCATAGCCAAGAAAGAAACCTGTCCCGGTATTGTATGCACTTTGGCCGCCCTTAATAGAGCCGCCTTGATTCATCGTGATACCGCCCTGAGTGACGGTTGTGCCGGCTTCAATTCCGCTAGTTGCTACGTCCTGACCTGTCGTCGTATTCGCGGCTCCGGTATTAATCGAGATCGTATCGCTGTTGATATCAATCCCGATTGTTGGGTTTGCTACATTATCCCAATCGACTGCGGCGGCTGTGACTGTAACGTTTGCGCTGCTGGTTGTAGTAGCCGGGAAATATCCAGAAACAGCGTCCGTATCAGTTGCATCGCCGACATTTTTCTTGGCGCGCACCCAATAATATAAAGTGTCGCCAACTGCATAAGTTATCGCACTGTTGCTCTGGTCATGAGTGAATTGCGTGCCATTGGTTTCGCCAATATTCACTGCGTCCGAGCGCACGTTTGTCGCAGACGCCCAAACCTCGATTGTGTTGAAATCGCTTGGCTTGGTTGGATTGACCCAGTTAAGGAATATTTTAGATTCGGCTGATTCGACCTGTAGCCCGGAGGGGGAGGGTACGCCGCGCGATGCGTCGGTGATAGTTCCAGTACCAGAAACTTGAGAATACGATGTAGGGTTACTGTAAGCGTCTGAGCTGTCTTCTCGCAGCGTGAGCAAGACGCCGCCATCCTCACTAAACACCCACCCCACGCAGATAAATTCTTTATTAACCCAACTCAATTCATCGATTGAAACTTGCACACGATCGCCAGCGGTAACATTCAACGCCGTATAATTAGCCGGGAAAGTGATAACTTTTTGCTGGCCAGCGCTTTTGATAATTTTATGTGCGAGTCGTTGCGCCATGTAGCTCGTATTAGTCATCGCAAACGACGTTTCTTTTTCCATCACAACATCATTGTCGCGCTGCAACTCAGTCGACAGTTGCACTTTTGGAAACTCGACCATTTTGTGACCCTGACTCGGGTCAAGAAAAAGCCCTTTGATTGTGTTCACGCGCTCCGATCGGTCGATACTGGTCTTAACAGTAATCGAGCCAATCAAATCGTCTTCGTTAAGCGAGACAGTTGGGTTTGCGTAAATTCCAGCGCGCAGGACGTATTTGCCGTTTGAGTAAACAAGCGAACCGTTCATGCTCGACAATATTTTGTTGATATTTTTTTGGTGCGTGTCAGTGGCAAACACAACGCCGTTGCACGTAAAGGTTTTTTCAGTACCGCCCGGCACCGTGACGGTCGCATCACACCCATTGGCTGCTGTAATAACTGCCGACCAATCAATTTTGCTGCTTGGAACGCTTAGGCCAACGTTTTGATCCATCAAATAATCGATCGCACACAAAGCTGGATTGTCGCTGTAGGCTATATAACTTGAATTGTTGGGCGAGTCACCAGCATCGCCGCCGGCAGTCACTTCTAGCCTTGGATCGTAAACCTTTTTGCCTTGCACTAACGCTTTGACGTTCCTCGGAGCGTACTTGTCCCAAGTCTTTGCAGAGTCACCATTAAGCACCCACTTCATCGCCAGATAAGCAATTCCGTCGCCTCGGTGGTCATTTGTGTAATTGCCAAACTGACCAACGAACATTTGATCGGCAGTCTGCGGGTTTGTGCCGCGATATTTGTTGATCGTTACAATGTCGACGTTGTTCTTTGTTTGGAACGCGCCAGCATTGACAGCGCCCCCGGCAGTGTTGCCGCTGTTGATTTGCGTATTGGTGATGACAAAATCATCAAAATAAACGTCCGTGATCGCGTTTACTTCATGGCCAGCGAGCACAATCGTTTGGTAAAGATCTTTATTGTCGACGCCGCCAAGTCCAATGAAACTGATTGGTCCAGAAACTAGCGCCTCACCATAAATAATTTTTTGCGGCTCGCTTGCGCTTTTTACTGTTGATTGCCGGCTGCGGTCCGTGTCGGGCACCGACATTTTGACCTCAAATAAGGACATTGCTTTTTTGGCAACTAAAGCACTGCCGGCGATGACAGCAGACCCGATAGCCATAGTGGCCTGCGCGCTGGCTGCAATATTCATGGCAACGGCAACTTTTGCACCAACAAAGCTGACAAAAGTTTTTAAGATTGCTATAGCCTGCATAAGTTCCAACCTGCTTTGATCATTGATTGCGGGATATTGATAAAGCCTTTTTTACCCAAGGCGACCGCCACGCTACCCAGTTTGATGCCCAAAAGCTGACCGTATGGCATTTCGCAAAGCACTGGCGAGCCATTGTCGAGTTTGTGAAAGCTGTAATCGGGCGACCCTAAAACACTGGCGACGGTATCTTTTAAGCCGCCATGTCCAGCGATGATATCGTCAGCCTGGCATTGAGATGCGTAATCAAACGGCGCTAGGTAATCCTTACCAGTTAGCTCCTGCACAATAAAACCAGCAAACTGGCAGCAGTCTGCATCACCGTAATCAAAATCACGCTTTCGCCATTTGTTTAATGCTTGATGCACGCGCAAGTCCATTAACTGAGCACGATGTCAGA